CTACTCTTCTTTTCCTGACTGCTTAAAAATCTGGTTTACATACGTAGACAATCCCGCCACAAGGACGCCCTGTGTAAGTGCCGTGAAAACTGCCAGCGCGATATCCTGACCACTGCCGCAGGCACAGGTGGCAAACACATAGATGGCACAAATCGCAACGCCAATCAGCCCATTAATGAGTGGGATGTATTTGTCTTTCACTGTCTCGCTCTGCTTCAGCCACATCCCAATAAAGTACAGCACTACTGCTACCACAAGTAATTCTGGCTTTACATAATCTTTAATCTGCATGCCTTATCCCTCCATCTGCTTTTCCAAATCTGCGATCCGATGGTTTGCTACCCGGATCTGTTCCTGCATCACTGCCTCGGTCTCCTCTAATTTATATGTACGCTCAATTACTGTATTGTGTTTCTCTACCTTATTCTCAAGCTGCTGAATCCGATACGTGGTAAGCTTCGACGATGCTATCACACCGACAAGGGATCCGAGAAGACCTCCTCCGGATGCTATCAGGGCTACAATAATTTCTGTATTCATGTTATTCCTCCGGATGTTCTTTCAGCTTGAACAGGAGTATTATCAGAACCGGTGCCAGTATTTTATGTCGGAATAATTTGGTACGGGAGGGATTTTATGAACTCGTATGAATCTTTACAGGAAGAAGCCCGCAAGGACGGCGCCAATATCATCGATTATTCATTTGACAGCAAACGGATCCGCGGGTTGTACTGCGATGGCATTGTTGCCATCCGGAAAGACATGACTACCACCGAAAAGTCCGGCATCTTAGCCGAAGAATTGGGGCACCATCACACAACAACCGGCTCCTATCGAACGATTGTTTTTCCTGCGTTTGTGATGGAAAAGCTTTCCCTTCGAGAAGACGGTATAATTAGCTGCACCCCCGATGCGCTTACACAGCGGTTTGGAAAAGTATCACACGATAGCTGAAAAGCCTTGATTTACAAGGGTTCAAGGCGGGTTCAATTCCCGTTATCTGCTGGTTTAAAAACCTCCGTAAAGAATGAATTTGACATTGTTTACGGAGGTTTTTGTTTTATCCCTTCGCTTTCACTTTATCAAACTCTGGGTTAAACGTATAGAAATTACGACTGCTCAGGTGATCCTGTACATTTCTTAAAGCTTCACCAAACCGCTGAAAATGTACAATCTCCCGCTCGCGCAGAAAACGGATCGGATCGCATACTTCCGGATCTTTGACCACGCGGAGAATATTGTCGTAGGTTGTGCGGGCTTTCTGCTCTGCTGCCATATCCTCATATAAATCCGTGATCGCATCGCCCTTCGACTGGAACTCGCACGCATTGAACGGGATTCCGCCTGCTGCCTGCGGCCAGATTGCCGTGGTGTGGTCAATATAGTATGGTCCGAACCCGGATGACTCGATCTGTGCCGGAGTAAGGTTGCGCGTGAGCTGCTGGACAATGGCGGCAATCATCTCCATATGGGCGAGTTCCTCGGTTCCGATGTCGGTCAGAAGTCCTTTCTGCATCTTATAAGGCATCGTATACCGCTGGGACAGGTAGCGCATAGAGGCTCCGATTTCGCCGTCAGGACCGCCGTAGCGCAGTAACCTATGATATCATTTTTTCTTCGCGTTCTTTCTCCATCTGGCAAAATCTTCGCTTGAGAAAATCCTGCTCCCGCCTACCCTGAGACGTTCCAGCTCAATCTCGATCTTCGCCCGTTCATCCGCTCCGGCGGCGATGTACCGCTTTTTGTATTTACTGCTGAACGAACTCTTTACCGAGGAAATCGCTTCCTTTTTCTTTTTCCCCTCTGCCATCTTTGATTCTACCACCTTATCGAGAATCTTGTTCGCCTTATCATATTCACCCGCGTTCAGGGCATCATTTGCGTCTGATGTCTCATAAAGCGGCGTTACTTTTTTCTCTTCCTTTTCTTCTGGCTCCGAGGCATCCTTTTCTGTACTCTCATCCTCCTCTCCTGCATCTTTCTTTTTCTTATTAATGACCATATCCACCGCTTTTACAATCAGTTCCTTGTCGATCCCTCTGTCCGCTACTTCCTCGACCTTTTCTTCGTATGCTTCAAGATCCCAGTTCATCATCGCCTCGGCCGCTTCCTGAATTACTGGATCGTTTTTCAGTCCCCGTTTGACGCCGGAATTTACTGTCTTATCACTCTGTCCTGCCTCGATCAAGTCAGACAAGATTCTGTCTCCCAGTTCTTTTTTACCTTCTCGGTATGCTCTCAGTGCCTTTTTGGTATACATCGTTACATTATCTGCGCTGGATATATCATAAATTCTCTTGGTTTTCCAGTAATCTCCCGCACTTACTCCTCGAATATCTAAGGCAGTGTCAACTACGCTGCCTGTATCGCGGAGAAGATTGGCGACCGGAATGCCCGTCATTCTCGCAAGCGGACTGATCCATTTATACATGATTCCGGTTGTTGTGTATTTACTATCGCCTTCCACGAATTTTTTCATTTCATTGCAGGCGTAGACAAAATACTGGAGTCCCTGCATATCCATACGCGCCGCAGAATTTCCGCCAAACATCGACACGACATCTTTCGCGATCGGAATGAGGTTCACGACGTTAAGGTTATCTACGATGTTACTGCCGAGCGCTGACAAGTATTTTTCTTTGATACCTTTATCGTCATCATTATCACGGACCACATCCATGATCGACGCTGCCAGCGCCGTGATCGCACCTGTGACCGCGTATGCTGCTGCCACTCTGGCGAACTTTGTTTTCTCTGCCTTTCCGGCTTTCCCATTAATTTCTTTTGAATCCGCAACGTCCATCGCCGCCCGGTAAAGCATATTGTAACTTTTAATAGGCTCTGACATGAATGCCGTATAGAATTTCGTCCACTGTTCACGCATCGCCCAACTTCTATGGAAAACACTGTCTACTACCTGGGTTTTGTCAATAATCTCCGAGAATCGCGCTCCACTCTTCTGCAGAAATTCTTCTGATCCGACTGTCAGTTCCGGATGCAGCGCCGCCGTCTCTGCTTTGGTTGCCATCCATAGGCGTTTCCATGCCAGTTCATCACCTTTTCCTGCCAAATCCATTGATTTATTTATCATTTTTTCTCTGGTCGTGTCCGCTCCGATGAGCATACTCTTCATGCTGCGACCGGTATTGATATCGAAAAATCCCTGGTCTTTCCACCAGGCGATCGGGGAATAGTCTTTTACCTGATCCCACTCTGCATCTGAAACCATCAGTTTCAATCCCTGTGCCAGATACTTCGGATCGATCTCCGCAGCAGCTCTGAAATATGCCGTCGGCTGCTGAATTGCCGTTCTCAGGTTCCATCCAACTGCCGCCGACTTTGCATTTCTCAGTAAATTAGAGGTTAACTCTCGTTCGCCGCTGCCGACACCGTTCAGATCTTTCAAGAACGCATCTACCCAAGCGCCCATTTCCTTGCCGTAAACACGTTCCATCTGCTCCCGGAGATTTCCTTTTTCAACGTCATTGAAATTGTAATACTTTTGAAAATCTGACAGCGGCACCACGAAGGAATGATAGCTTCCCATCTGATCCGCCTGGCGGGTATATACATCAAAGATATCCTCGATAATCAAACCGTTCTTGGCGTGCCTGGTCGTGTTCTTGGTGATTCCGAGATTCTTCAATGTCTGGATATCACGGCTGACATCTGCATTCGTTTTGGCTATCTCATTCTTATCAACCACAATCGGAAAATAATTCGGGGCATTAAACTTTTTATAGCCGTATAAGGTCATGCTGACCTCATTGCCCCAGGCTGCCGTCTGATCTGTGAAGAAACTTACCACCCCGTCCGCAAGCGACTTCTGTTTGGGTGTGAGAGTGTCTGTGATGGCTTTTACATCACTCGGAGTGACCGCTACCGGCACATTTGCCTCCACAACTTTAAAAAGTTTCTTACCTTTTACCGTGACCTCCCTCTCAACTCCCTGTGTGCGGATTCCCCGCAGCTGATTATACAGATGTTCTCTAGCTTGCGGACGTTTATTTAATTCATAAAGGCTCATGACCTGCGCCGGGGTCAGAGAGATTTCCCCGCCGGATACCTGGAAAGTCTGGCGTTTTGCTTTATTGCCGGTCCATTCCTGAATTTCTTTTTCACCGATTTCCAGCTTTCCTTTCAGTTCTTCCATATATTCCTGTGCCAGGCGTGTATCCCTCATTTTAGTATCAAAGCCATCGCGGAGCCCCTGATAAACAGTCGTGGCTGCTTTTCCAAGACGATCGAACGCCGTGAAACTGTCCAGCATATGCACCTGCAGGAATTTATCCGCCGCGCTCAACGCTTTAATGGTTTTCTTATTCTTCCGCCCCTGCCACTCTCTCAGCGTGCTTTCTGCTGCCTCGGACGCCTTTTCGTAACGTTTATTCGTATACATCTTATTGGCATCTTCAATACTGTGTTTCATTGCAGACACAGTCTCTCTCAATGTCCGAAGTTCTCTCGGCGTAAAGTCTTCAATCTTCTTTCCCTCTGCCATGCTCTGGAGCTCGTCCAGTTTAGTCACAAGATCCGGATCGACCTCAACATATATATCGCTCGTTTCTCCTTTCAGGACACCATTGTTTTTCAGAATGGTATCGTACACCTTCTTTGCCTCATTCCATTCTCTGGTGCGCTGTGTTTCGTTTCCATCCGCATTTAAACGAGAGGAACTGTAGTCAACACAAGACAGGAATTTAGCAACGGCCGTTCTCATGCTTTCCGGAACATGATCGCGATCCGTCGGAGACAGCAGCCACTTCTGCATTTTCGTGACGTCACGAATGATCTGTTTCTTATCCTGACGCCCCTGTTCGCGCTCCCTCACGTTCCCGCGATATTCTCTCAGCTTCTGTTCGTATTCTTTTCTCTTAGCGATATATTCCTGCTCCGTTCGATTCGCCTTCGCAAAAATCTTATCTGCTAATGTCGGAGGTATGTTTCTGATATTTGCTTTATTATCCAGAATCTCCTGTCCAAGAAAAACGGACAATTCATTCATATCTGCCTTGAACGGATTCTCTACCTTTGGCTGATAATCATCCAGAACATCTGCAATTTTCAGAAGCTGGTCAGTCGGATTTACAATATCAAGAGGAAAGAGTTCCGGATGCATTCCAGCTAACTCATTATAAGCCACATCCACGCTCACACCGTTGTTACGGAAATTTAGTTTTCCGAAATATCTCTTACGGAAATTATTATAACCTCCCTCTGAATCTAAGTTTCTTCTGACTTCTTCCGGAACATAAATCGGCGTGCCCTTGATATCTTGCAGGATGTTTTTAGAGACCTTTACCTGCTCCTGATCCGTCTGCTGTGATTTTTCCAGAATCGCACGGCCTATCTGCGTCGCTACATTTGCCAACTCCTGGGCGTCCATACGTTCCGCTTTCTGGATATACTCATAAAACCGGCTCAGGTTGCTTTCAAGTTTTTCCTGTGAGTAAGTAGAATTATATTCTCTTAACAGGCTTTTTGCATACTTACGGATATCTTCTTTTCTCGGTGTGTAATCTTTTGTGAGGACAAGCTGATTTTTCAATTCTTCGTTGATCTTCCGCAGCTCACCGTTTTCTCGAACCACCTCGTCATAATCAATGTCCATATCGGAATCATCAATCTGGAAACGAACATCCTTCAATTCACTGATCGCCTTCTTTCTGGCATCCGGAAGATTAGGATCATAAAGAATCGTATTGACTCCTTCCTGGTTTAAGCGGGCTTTCAGGTTATCGCTGGCATCCGTCGGCAGAATGACGGCAGCAATCTCGTCCAACGTCACTCCACGCATCGGCTTGGCTTCAAAATATTTTACAGGGATTCCTGCCAGTTCCCGACGCAGCTCCATGACATCTGACATTGTAGCATCTGAAACATCATAATAAGTCCTCAATTTAGAGCGAATACCTCTTTCAGTTTTTCTGTCTCTAAACGCCTCTACGAGATTTGTGAGCACATTATCTCTGGCTGAAAATTCATTTTCTCCTTTCGCCAGGGCATTTGTTATTTTAGATATCAGTTCTTCCGATTTCTGAAACGTTTGTTTAATCTCCACTTCCGAAAGATCTTGAATTCGCCCGCTATCTTTCCTAATTGCATCGATGCTCGTATATTCCTGCGAAATAGCCGCTCGAAGCTCACCAAGTCCACCTGTAAGCCCCATGAATCCACCTTCTGCATTTTTAATTCCTGCTTCCTTCATCGTTTCTGTAATGTTATTCAATGTATATGGACGATGTGTTTCTGAAAAACTCTTCCTGCTGCCATCTGACCTATAATTATCCGTATTTCTTCGAATGAATTTATCGCCCAGAAGAGGTGATAGCATCTTTTCTGCATAAGAATCAAATTCTTTCGAATGCTCCCCAGCCGTTCTCACTACGCTTTCTTCGTAGCTTTCCTTTTCAATCTCCGGTTCCGCTTTTCCTCTGGCTACCAGCTGATCCTTTTCAAATTCTGCTTTCTTCTTCACATACTCCTCCGGATCTGCTTTCCATTCATCCAACCACATATTTACTTTTTCTTTTCTTTTGGCAGCTACGCTTTTTAGTTTCGTATCAATTACCGCATCAAGATACTGTTCACGGTAATCTGAATCATTTAATACCTTATCGAAAGTTACATCTTCCCGTTTCAAAAATGCTTTTACCGCTGCCGTTTCATGGCGGCTCACTGACATTCTCGGCGGCATTTCTTTAGATTTCGTTTCCAGCTTTATGTTTTGGTCTTTTATAAATGCCTCTTTGACCTGATACATGTTTTTAAGCGCCTGAACCATGGCTTTGGATGAACCCTTGTCTGATAAATTCGCTTCCAAAAAGCTTTCCGAAGTTTCCAATTTGTCAGCAAGACTTTTAACTGCTTTTTCATTCAGCTGATATTCCACCTGAGGAAAGCGCGGAGTATATGCATCTGCGCCGAACACATGGTTATCTTTGTTTATTTTGGGATCTAGGGTATCTTTTCTAAACACGACTGATATGTCCCCATATCCATCGTGACCTACATTCGTTTTAGTGACTGCAATACTCGGAGCCGGGAAACCGCCAAGATTTAAGTCTTCCAGCAACTTTTCTTCTGACAGGTTATGGATAGCTACCAACTCCTTGTTATCTGTCTCTTCCAGTTCATTATCTCCAAGCTGATATTTAACATTTTCATTCTTGACATTGCGCAGTCTGTCAAATATACTGGAGATAGGCAGATAGTTGTAGCCGCTATGTTTTTTTGCAGGTTCGGCCTGGGCGTAGTTGAACGGGACACTATCTGCCTTTTCTATATCCACTTCATGTAGATACATTCGATTTGTCCTGTCTACTTTTATAACGCATACCTCATAATACTGACCTGCATTTTCCCCATCTGTAATATTTATCTTTGCTCCTATTGAAACAGAATCATATCCTCTTCCTTTCCAGTCTTTCGAATATCTTAAAACCTTTCCATTTTCAATTACATCTTTTACCGTTGCAAAAGCGGCAGCTTTTTTGTCTCCATAACCATGCGCCAGATCATTGCGAACCGAACGCATACTTAAAGCAACATCCCCTACCACATCATTATGAACCACATTTCCGTAAGAATTATACAGTTCTATGATTTTTCTACGCATTTCCTTTGGATCTCCCTTAAACTCATCCCCGCGAATCGATGCGACACTGTCCATCTTCCGGACATAGTCATAGTTTTCTTCGATGTGCTTGTCTGTCACCTGATCCGGTTTTGCCAGTTGGAAGCGCACAGCGCTCTCTGCATTTGCATCACCCGTCTTATAATTTTCGCTTGCCTGATCCAGTGCATCCATCCAGAGGTTTCTTGCTTTTTCAAACGAATCTTTCTGTTCTGCCAACGTTTCGGCTGCTTTTCCTGTGTGCTCGTTTTTAATGAGACTCTTAATAGCATCCAGCATATCACTCAGGAAATCCACAATTTTCTGTGCGACCGTTTTATCCTTACGGGCAATTTTCTGAACAAATTCCTCGTCGTTCCAGAATTTCCCCGTAGCATCCGCAGTGATCTCCTCCATGATCTCGTCCCTGGAAAGTTTCTGACCATGTTTTTCATAAGCTCTTTCATAGCTCTCAACCATCTTTTCAAATGTCTGGTTTTCAGATGTTAAATAAGTGCTTATGACTGCATCGCGATAGGAAGCATAGCTTTCCGGTGCGTTTTCTTTGATGAAATGAGTTAATTCATGGCTATTAGTGCGTAAAAAGTTCTCTGAGTTCGTGGAAATCCGGATCGTTCCTGTCTTTCCTTCATACTCTCCCACTGCTCCGGATTCAAGGGAATCTTCCAGCACAAATTTTAATCCGGTACGTTTACCAAGACTTTCACTGAGTTTCCTCTGAGCATTTGTTGCATTCGATGAACGATCTTCAAATCCTCCTTCTCTGGCCTCTCCCTTCTTAATCTGGCGCTTTGCCTCTAATTCTAACAGTCTGTCTCTGGCTCCTGCTTTATATGCCTCTACCTGCTGAGTTCCTGACAGGAACACCGATACAGCTGATTTTTCTGCCGGTGTGATGTCATTAGCATAGCGGCCTGCGTCATAGAACACATTAAAAGCCTGTCTGTACTGTGAAATCGGGATATCCGGATCGTACTGTTCCACCGCTGCTGTTTTTCCTTTTTCCCCTAAATCCGAAAATATATCGTTTAAATCCTCTCTGTGGCTTTCAATATAGGATTGTCTTTCCGCTTCCTGCGGAGATACCGCGTATTCCCTGGCATATGCAGACAAATCCTCTTTCTGTTCAGGCTCACGAATATACTGAGGTCCCATGTTCTCGCGATTTTGAATTGATTCTGTGTTCTTGGCAATGGTTGGAGGCGTTATCTCTTCCCGAACTGCATTCTCCGGCCGGTTCTGAATGGTACTAAATTCTGTTCTATCCTCTCCGCCTTTTTCGTTTGCCTGAATAGTTCTCTCCGTACTCCTCTCCTGAGCATCTCCATCGGATACGTTTCCGGCAATGAGAGGTGTGTTTTCAACAGGATCTGTTACGCCCTCTATCATTCGCTGTGTCGTGTTTTCCAGTGCTGCTGCCTGCTGTTCTTTTACCTGCTGCCGCGCCGTATTCTCTTCCGGGAGAATATCCGGAATCGTTTGGGATGCTGTTGTCTGTTCTTCCTGGAGCAGGCTCTCCTGCGGCACCGCCTTTTGCCGGGCGTATTCCTGGGCAGCGTTTCTTTGCAAAATATTGCCAAGTGCCTGTGCACCTCCGCCCATGATTACACCGGACGTTGCCCCGCCAAGAGCCGCCAAGCCTACATTTCCAGCGATGTCTGCATATGCCCTCATTTTCGCCTCTTCATCACTCAATCCAAGGCTTTTATAATGCCTAACTGACATATCATAGTTGGATTTATCGCCCATGATTATTTTGTCGCTGATACTATTCATTATCTCGGTTGCTGCTTCTTCCGAGCCTTCCGAGATTCCCTGTTTAGCAAGATTTGTCAAGATTGTTCTTGCACTGTTTCCCGGCACTTCCTTCAAGGCTTTCAGTTTGCCAAGACTAAACGCTGTTCCCGCACCTTCTGCTACCCCCTGTGCTGCACCCTGTGCCAGCGCCTGAGTACCGGTTGCCCCTCGCTCCGCCGCATCCACATAGGCATCCGTCGCCGCGCTTCCACCGGCAACCGCCACATTAAACGGTCCAAGTGGAAGGCGAGACATTGCCTGTGTGATGGAAAGCCCCGTATCAATAGCAAAGTCCCTGACCGGCGTGCCTCCAATCGCATCTTTAATGCCCTGGTTGGATGCATTCATGATCGCATTGCCCGAAAATGCCTCGTTATTCGTATCGACCGGAGTGTTCCTTCTCTTATACTCTTCCAGAATATTTTTATATTCATCGGTCGATTCCGCATTCATCAATGCTTTGATTTCTTTCGCCTTATCTATCCCCATCTTGGTTGCTGCATAGATATATCCTTTCGGGCTTTCCAGAGCTCCCACAGAATTGTATGCAATGCCCGCAGCAATGTTTCTCTTCGACGCATCTCTGACATTCTTTATTTCATCATGTCTAAGCCTTGCAGTCGTTACATCTCCAAGGCTCTGCTCAAACTCTCTCGCTGTCTCCTTCCCATACTTTCCGAGCAGATAATTATACATATCTTTCTCATCAGCATTCAGGAACTCTGCACGGCCATCCGGCGAACCGAATCCCCTTACTTTGGCTGCCATTTTTAAATTTCCGATAAAACCGTCTGAATATCCCTGTGCGCTCTGGCTTCCTTTCCTTACATAGTCTTTATATCCAGGATCTTTCTGTGCCTGCACATACGAAATATTTCCCTGCTTTCCGGAATATGTAAGCCGCGATGATGCTTTGGTCTCCGCTGGCTGCTTCGTCTTTGTGGCTGCATATTCTCTAGCATAATTAGTCGAATGCTTTTTCAAATATTCACTTGGTGCCATCGTTTCATTCGGCATGAAGCGGTAACCATCAAGATATTTTTGCCGTTCTCTTCTCCCTTCCTCCAGTTGACGTTCTTTCATACTATTTTTGCTTCCAGTGCTTTTATATGATAACTCAGAATTATCCGAAGAAGTTTCTCTTGACGAAATCCCCATTTCGTCAAAATATTTTTGCCGTTCCCTCCTTCCTTCTTCCAACTGGCGTTCTTTCATGGTTTTTTGACTTTTACTACTCATTTAACCTTCTCCCATCTCTTTTTCCACGCTTCTGCCTTCTTCTCGTTTTTAGCACTCTCTTCCGTGTGTACTTTATTCGAATTTGTTGTCAGACCTGTGGAAAGCACCTTTTTAACCTTTTCTGCCGCATCTGGACCGAGCGCCTCCATCTGTCTCTGATCCTTATACATATCCACCAGTCCATCTTTTTCAAGGCTGTTCATGATTTCATCTGCTGTCTTCTGTCCTTTTTCGTTCAATGCTGAAATATAAATATCATGCGCTTCCTGCCATCCAATTGTATTTGTATTTCTCGACGAACTAGATTTCTTTTTTGAAGATGATCTAGATGATCTACCCCGACCTCCGCCAGAACTTGCCGCCGCCTGTCTCCTTAACGCCATCTCAGCTTCCCAGTTCGCCTGCTCCTGTGCTGCCTGCTGCTTCTGGAATGCAAATTCCTGCGCCCATTGGTCTGCTGCCACACGGTCCTGATACTCACCGTAATCATATCCATATTCCTGATTGTACCGACCGTTATAATAGTTCAGATCGTTATAGTAATCGTTGACGCCATCCCTATAACGCTGGTAATCTGTATTGTCCAGACCTGTCACTACATTCATCTGGTTGTACAGATTCTGTCCTTCATCCGCATAACGCTGGTATGCCCGATCGTAGAAGTCCAGAGCCTTATTGTTTAATTGAGCAACATAATTGTCATACGCCTGCTGCCCTGCTGCCGACGCGTATGTATTCCCATATCCGCCGGTCAGCGCCGCCGCATTCCCCATCGTATCGCGCATAGCAAGGTTTCCCTGGCGCATATACTGATCGCGGTACATTTTATATAAATCATCGTTTACCATATCCTCCGAGGTGTACGAAAATTTCGGACGGTTCATGATATTATCCAGGATACTTGAGATCTGATCTTCGTACTTACTTTCAAATTCATCCGGCTTGTTCTTCTCCAGATTCCGAGTTTTATTGTAGTATTCATTCACTCGGTCAGACCTCTGGTACATCGGCTTCGCCTCGGTCGAACCGCTTGCCGTGGCTACCCCCGCAGTTACATTGCTGGACGGGTTCGATGGCGCTGCATTTGCAAGCCCCTGAATCTTCGCCGCATTATTTGTCGCTGACCCGTTCTGCAGCATTCCCAGCAATTTTGTATTCTGGCTTGCCGTCCCGGAATATCCAGATATTCCATACTCTTCGGCAAGTTTCCGCCTGGCAGCGTAGCTGGAATCCCTTCCGGAGCTGCTCAGATAATCAACAATACTTCCAACCGCCATTATTCATCCTTCCCTTCTTCTTTTTCTTCGATAATCTCGCCTGCATTTAAGATAGCAGCAACCTTTACCAGATTCTCTGCCTGGGTAATCCCCTCCACTTTCATTCTATCGAGAGCACTGACAATCGCTTTGATGGCGAGCTCTTCATACACATATTTTTTCATGGTACCTCCTAACTTCTGCTTTCCAAATCATCCAGGCGATCATAGATATCCTGGATCGTTTCCGCTACGCCCCAATAGTGGGTCTTCCCGGAAAAAACAGGGTGATTGAGATATAATTCCTGTGCATAGGCGTTGGACGGAGACAAGACACATCCATAGTGATCCAGGATCCTCTGCGGTTTTGTATCGCTGATATTTCCCGTTCCATCCCAGCCGGTCCAGAAGCAATACAGATCGTTATCTCCCATTCCGGTACTCTGATCGCCGGTTCCCAGATACTGCCCCCGGCTGGTATCGAACGTATAGAAGCCGCCGATATATACCGCATCCTCATCCGCCTCAAATGCCCCGCCCTTACACCGGATATGTGAACCGGTGATCGTCGCACCTTTGACCGTTCCCGAAAATGTTGCATTTCCAGATGCATCGAGTTTGAAATTCGTGGAGTTTACCACTAAACGGTTACCGGATATAGTAACCTGTCCGGATTCCAGGGAAATCTCAGACGATACCGTTCCCTTTGTGACTTTCATTTCAATCTTGCTGTCTGTAACTTTGAATTTTGCATTCGTGTTCTTTTCGAAATCAGATACCTCCACCTTGAGTCCATCCAGGTCGAACTTGAGAGAAGCTACCCGTTTTTCATCTTCCAGATACTTCGTCAGTGCCTGGTTGGAGTAATTATCCTCTGGTGTCAAGTTATCGAACATATATCGAAGCTGCTCATTGAGCTGATAGAGATAGCCTGTGAGTTCTTTTTGATCCATCTTGTCAAAGCCTTCCATTGCTTTATACTGTGCCATCAGATTTCACTCCCTTCTTCGATGTATTTTCCGACTGCAATCAATCGAGCCTTTCCCTTTCCTTCCAGCCTCCAGCGATAGTGAAAGCATCTCATTGGCTTGATGGGAATCGTGTAGGTTCGTTTCCTCGTGGCGTATACGGTGAGCATCCGGCGGAATGCAGCGTCTGAATCGTGTTTCAAGAAGATTTCTACCTGGCTGCCTCGTTCCAGTTCCAGGAGAAACTGAATCTTTCCAATGTATTTCCGATTCAGAAGGCTTTCTTCCAGATCTCCCGTTTCCAGGTACCACTCTATCGGTTCTTCTCCTCCTGCAATCTGCCGAAGCTCCTGATTTTGATTGATGAAATACAGTTTTCCATCTCCCGATGCAGTCAGAAGCATCTGGGTGTCATCTTCTTTATGCCAGAGTCTTTTGGCTGTATCATAAACCAGCAGTGTTTTACCGTTTCCCGTTTCAGCCGAGAGATAATATTTCTCTTTATATTTTCCGGCTACTCCCTCCGACAGATTGAATTTTTCCAGCACCTCCGACAGGGCGAACGGGACGCCTCCGGTATATCCATACACGCCCGTTCCAGAAAGGTATATCAGGGTGGTTCCCACCAATCTTACACTTTCACTGCATCCCTTCATCACGCCCGGAGCCTCCTGTGTATGGATCTGGATGTTTGACGGTTTATTTCCGTATACCTTATGAATCGTATGCTCTTTGAAAAACAGAGCATATCCGGAATAGGTGGCTGCTGCCGTGAAATCCCCGTCTGATCCTATCGTTGCCGCATAGGAGTCCGTTGAAATGCCCTCGAACACGTTCCAATTCAGCGGATCTCCAAGCTTACTTGCATAGACCTCATGGTTCTTACTGCTGCATCCCCACAGTCTGTTTTCACATTCTGTTAAAAAATCCATGTCCGGAACTTTCCGTTTTAGCGTCAATCCAGAATCCTGTGTGAAGCTTTTCTCCAGAGCTCCTATCACTGTGATGCTGTTGTCTGTTTTTGCCTGGATGGTGGCCGTTTTATTGTAGTCCGCATTCGTGCATCCGGAGATCTCCACGCCATCATACTGATTGAACTGCTTTCCAATTCCTGTACATGATATTTTTGTATAGGTAGAACCAGTGTAAGACGGGGCGAAGGTGGCGGTCGATGCCTGGGTGAATGTCTTTTCCATCGAACCAAATTCTCCGGAATCCGTGTTTAAGTACACCTTATCCGGAAGAATGATGATGTAGGCACCCATTCCAACCATGATTTTCTTGCTATCTGCTACTATTCCTTTTTCCTGGTCGTTATAATACAGTTTCGTTCCATCTACATAAGCCAGACCATTCTTCCAGTAGAGTCCATTCGGCTTTTCCAGTGTCTTTATGACCGGTCCACGTGCTTCTCTTGGTCCGGCGGCCGGATAGTAATCAGATGACATGTTTTTCATGTCCGCAAAGTATCCTTCCTGGACGATCTCCCGGGTGTCGATTCCACCGAAGACTCCCTCCTGTTTTCTGGTTCTGGTGACTGAATTAATAAGCGGCAGTCGCATCATTACCACCCCCTGAACTGTGCTGTGTCTTTTGGAATATGATTTCTGCGGTAATATGCCGCAAATGTCTGGAAAGATGATTCAAACGCTGCTACGCTGTTGTTGTATCGTTCTATCTCTCCGTTTTTATAGTCAATCTTGGCAGCTAAGTAGTTTGAATAGACATCTCCGAAGCGATCCGGAACCAGGAGCGTTCTTTCAAAGTCCCGATCGTAATCGTATCCATCGAACTCTATATCATTTCCTTCTGCCATGTTCAGGATCTCATCTACAACCATTCCCTCTACCTCTGACAGCCAGGCTGTTTTTACTCTGGCATCGTACTGGTTTAGCTTTTCATCATCTACCCTTGCCAGAATCTCCGCTATCTTCATAATTTCATCGCCTCCTCATAGTCTCTATTCTGACAGCTTTTTTTATTTTTTTCTCCCACACAAAAAGCCCACCACATTGCTGTGATGAGCTTGTACATCTTATATGTTACGCTTTTATGATGTGTCCATCTTCCGCGATTCTATCCGCCGTCAGCATCCAGCCGTCCGAATCGAACGCATACAACTGTCCATCAATCCGGCAGACTGTATCATGCAGATATTTGTAACCTTTCAGGACATACCACCAACGTCCATCCTGCCAAATCCAGCCTCCGACATACTCCCCGGAGATCCATCCGTGTGAGGTCTCGATCCAAGGTTTTCCATCTACAAAACACTTCCGGAGCGGCTGCACGTGTTCTCCGTTATTATAACGTCTTCCGGAATCTGCCCCACCCGGGGTTGTTCGGATAATCAATGTCGGCGATGCCAGAATGCACAAACCGCGCACGCCGCTCTTTACCTCTTTCAGATCGGTGATCGATACCTGCGGGGCGCTCGGCTGTGAAGCTGCAGCTCCATCCTCCGCCGCCCAAGTCTTTTTGAAATTCTCAAATGTCCCATATTTCTGCTTCAAAATTCCCGTGCCGCTGCCCCAGTCCGGCAGATAAAGATGCGGTTTGTCTTCCAGGCTCTTCCAATCTCCTCCCCAGGCAAGTCCCAGCCCCTTGGCAATCTCAGCCGCTTTTTTAAACATTCCTGTTCTGTCATTAAATGCATCATCTGACGTGCTGCCATCTCCATCAATGTCCATTATTAAATAAAAATCAAAGGCGATTCCCCACTGATGCTGTGAACTGTAGCTGCTGCCCGGTGCATTGGTTACCTTTTTTCCCGGTTTTGTACGTCCCTGAGCATAGAGAGCATCCTGCTCTGCTACTGTCCGGAATGTTTCCCCAATCGTCACTGCAATCCCTTGTGTCACACAGGCTTTCATCCACGCACCCGCAAGACGCTGGAGACGCGGATGGCACAATGTAATATCTCTCATATTTGTCCTTTCTACGAACACAGGGCGGAAAATATCCGCCCTAAATCATTATTTGCACTCATCTGCCGGTCCCGGCTTTTTTGTTTCTGCTCCCGGTCCTACCGGCGTGTTCCCTTTTCCTTCTTTTGCCGGACCCGTGCAGCCAACATCACAGGTGCACTCCGGATCAACCGTCATTTCCGGATGCCCTAATTTCTGCGCTTTCTTGGCGCTATAGTTATGTACTTCGTTTGCATTCTTGTTTCCATGTACGTTGCAACTCATCTTTCTTTCCTCTCTTTCTATTTTCTTGCTTTCTCTGCCTGGGTTCCGAAATAAAACCCCACAATCATAGTGAAAATGCTCATGTATTCCTGTCCGGATACTTCTCCGGAACACGTCAGCCCAATGAATCCCGCTGTCAATGCTAATGTCATAAGGCTTTTTACATCAATCAGTTTCGCAAGTTTTTCTTTCAAGCTCTTCCCTCCTCCAAATCCTGGATACGATGATTCGCCACTCGGATTTGTTCCTGCATGACAGCCTGTATTTCTTCCAGCTTATACGTGCGTTCGATTACTGTATTATGCTTTTCAACTTTCTTTTCAAGCTGCCCCATCCGGTATGTCATGAGCTTCGCCGATGCAATCACACCTGCAAAAGCCCCCAGGACACCTCCGCCGGACGCGATCAAGGCTACTGCAATTTCTGTATCGATCATTCTATCCCTCCGGATGCTCCTCCAACCATTTCTCGGTTACCTTACGCCAATATAACGGCACCTTTTCAAGTGTCATTTTCCCGTCTCTGATTTTCTTTCCATAAAAAACCCCCATCACTTAGCACCTCCTTTCTCCGCAAGCTCACTCGCCGCAGCACCGAGATCTATGATTGCCTCATCCTGGATCTCCTGACTTTCTTCCAATGCGTCCAGACGTTTTTCTTCGGATGTCTTTTCACGCATATTAAAGCTGGTTTTTACTTTGCCCCCTTCAACAGCGGATGTTTCAGAAACCAGAAGGACATCTTCATATTTTCCCACCGTCAGACCATCTGACGTTTCGATCCGGATCGATTTCAGATTTTCGTCTGTCAGCTTTTTCCAAATCTCCAGCATAGTCTCCCGACTCTCGCTCTCAACCTGAAGCGCGCCTAGAGATGCTCCTGCTACCATCTCAATCTTCGTTCCGTCCTTTAAAATAAGCTTATCCATGATATCCCTCCTTATTCTTCATAAAGCACTGTAAGACCATAGGCAACCGCAGCGTCATGTTCGATCCGGCACCCTCTTGCCTTTTCCCATCCTTTGCAGAAATATGCAGCATGACACAAAGACATGTTCTCTAAGGACTTTGCCAGGAAACACAGCGGAATCTGTTCCACTCCTCTCTCTTCCATCTTCTCCCTGCTATACCATTCATCGGTGAACAGGGTGTTTACAATCTCATACCCTTTTTCCTTCAGTGCTTTGACTGCCTTTTCTCTTGTTTCTACAATTTCTTCATCCGTTTTGCCAGCCATAGGCTGTGATAACATTGCTTTCATTTCTTTCCTCCTACTGAATTCCCTTCCAAGCCGTCTGTAACAGGAAGCCTAACAGCTCCCAAATCTTATCTTTGATTTTACCCATGCAGATTTCATATCCGATCTTCTCCGAATAATTTTTCTCGTCCACGCATCCGGTTGATTCTACAATTTCAAATCCGTTTCTGAGCACACAGCGAACTACTGTTGTCTTCGTTCCCATCGTCTTCGTTTCCGTGTATGCAATGAACTCATCTACCATCTTCTGGCCGATGCTGACGCCAGACGGAAGTTCTGTATTATCATCTACTTTCATGTAAGCCTTATCAAACACTTCCTTCGGGCTCCATGACTCGTAACCATCCTGGTACTTTACCAGATATCCCGCATCGTTCGGATCCCCTGGAACAGCTCGGCCTCTACTTTCGTTGTAAACTCCCTTCGTCATTGGTTCCGCTTCAATCATTTTTGTTCCGATGTATTTATTCATTGGATTCTCCTCCTTTTTTACGATGTTATTAACTTTGTTGATTAATTCTGTCGGATCGCTCATCATACGACATACAAATTCGTTATTGTGATAAACATCATACACATTATCGAATTCACTTCTTCCCCAGCAATCGTGTCCATTTTCGATCTTATTTTTCTTTACTGTGAACATTTCGCCCCCTCAATTACTCAGCTAAAACATTCCATGACAAAGTATCTGTATTTACATTATACGTACCAATCGCAAGATTTCTCGTCCCACTAAACCATAAAATATATACAGTATCCCATCTTCTAATAGCAATTCCTGGTGCGTAAACCCATTGTTGGGTAGAGTTTGGCTGATCACCTGTGTAAGTTGAACCATTTGCAAGAAAACAAGAAGTTTGCTTTAATGAGAGGGATTTGCAAAATGCTTTTATATCGGATATTTGTGGAGTATTAAGAATATCGCTATTTAACTGAGTAAGTGATTTCTCCGCTGCCGTCAATCTCTCATCCAGCAGTTTCCCCACAATCGCATCCAATGCCGCTTTTCCGGATTCCGTAGCAAGATAATTTGCAATCAGTGGCGGAAGCGGTCCTTGAATGCCCTGCGGTCCCTGTGGACCGGTGTCTCCTTTTTCGCCCTGGATGCCTTGCGGTCCCTGTGGGCCAGTCTCTCCCTGGATTCCCTGTAATCCCTGCGGACCAGTCTCTCCCTGGATCCCCTGTGGTCCCTGCGGTCCTTTGATATTTCCAATTAAAATCCTAGCCATCGTTTACCACATCCTCTCCTGTAAGATAATAGAGATTCCCTGTTTCCGAATCATAATGGAATGCTGGCGGTTTTTCTCCATCCGGATAATCTGCATAGAGATTCCCTGTTTCCGGGTCCAGATAGAGCGAAAACATTCCCGATGCCGGAACCATGACACCGCTCTCCCCCTTCACTCCTTGGATTCCCTGCGGTCCTTGCGGACCGGTATCTCCTTTTTCACCCTGGATGCCTTGCGGTCCTTGCAGACCAGTATCTCCTTTTTCGCCTTTATCTCCCTTATCTCCTTTTAACTCCCCACGCTCTAGCTTTCCTACAACATCCTCTCGGATCTTCTCCGCTTCCTCTGCTGCCGTCGTCGCCCTGGTCGCTGCCGAATTTGCCAATCCCGCCGCAGTATCTGCCTTGTTTGTGGCTTCCTCCGCTTTTCCAAGACCGGCATTCAGTTCCTTTTCCAAGCGTTCAAATTCACTCAGCCCCGGTTTCCCTTCCGGAGTATTGATTGCATCTTCCACATACACCGGCGTTTTATACGAGGTAAAGCGCATCGTTCCGGTTTCATCATAACCTCTGACCGCGATAAATACGGCGCCAGGAACCCGAAGCTGTGTATTCCGTATCTGCCAGGTCAATAAGATTCTTTCCTCGCCGTATGTGGCTTGCAGGGAGTCTGTATCCTTCGTGTCATCGGCATATTCCAGGTCGATAAAGAAGTCCAGCGCCGACAAATCCAACAAAGTCGCTGACACGCGCGGAATGGAGAATGTTCTTGTATCACACAGATTATCCGCTGTTGTTCCGATCTTCTCTTCTCCTCTTGGGATAAGCATCTGCCGGTTCTCAATTACTATCATTCTTCCACCTCTTAAATACGGGATGCATGATTTTCACACACATCCCGCTCAAATTAGATAAGCAGCTTCAGGCCATTCTCAAATTTTTCGACCTCCTGATCGATAAATTCCGCCGCTTTCGTGTCCTGCTCCTGGGAGTTCTGCAGCACTTCCGCCACCTCTTTCGGAACCTTGACATTTCTGCCGCGCTTAACGATATAAGATCTACCGTTTACCTGCACAAATACATCGTCCTTGTACTTGTCAGAATCTCTCATCAGAAAGATATTAACCATTCCATCATCCGGCGCTTCTGCTGGCTGCTCCTCTGTTTCTACCGCCTGCGTTTCTGCCATCTGCGTTTCTTTTAATTTTTCTGTTTTAGCTGGCATTTAGTTCTCCTTTCCTTCCGAGAATGTGCATCCCGTCTCTACACGTACTACGTACTGCTCTACCAGGCGCTCAGCTGTCTTGGTTGCTTTCCAGCCTGCCGTAGCTCTCTGGTTTAACGGATCCGCCGTACCGCCAGAACCAAGCTGTTTTACGATAGTTTCCAGACCGCCGCCAGTAATCTCCGTAACGCCATATGCATTTGCGCCCAAAATCAGCGTTGAATATACATCGATCTTCGTGCTACCGGTTCCCGCTGATCCCGTTTTCGCAAAGATCTTTGCCTCCGTGGACTCAACAAAACGAACACCGCCGATTTCTCCGATTTCATTCTGGTAGGCATTATCTGGATTGGTGTATTTATGCCACTCTTTCCATTCCGGGTCCTCCATCAGGTCATACGCAATATCCGGATGGATGATCCCGACATACCAGCCGTCAATCTTCGGGGCATTCTGTCTTTTAAGGGCGCGGACTGCCATCTTAACCGCCTTAACAGTCAGCTTCATATCCTGGGTCAGGTTTGCTCTTGATGCAGTCTGTCCCTCGGCGTACTGGACATTAGTACCGCCATTCAGCACCTCTCTGGTTACGGTATCAAGCGTTGCACCAGCCTGATCGCCCAGAAGCTTCAAGGACTCGACCAGGTTATTATCAATCGCTGTTAAGAGCAGCATATCCGACAGGCGAATATAATCGCCGTACTGCTTCACGGTCGATGTTACGATACTGACGTCCAGTTTATTACCGTCCGGCGTAACGCCCTCAGTCAGCGGCGTGAGTGCCTTGCTAAGCGGGGTGTATTTTCTAAACTCGATTGTCTTACCGCCATTTTTCGGGATCGGACGCTTCTGTGCAAACTGATCGTGTACCAGGTGCGGACCTGCAATATCAATCAGTGTACTGTCATAATAGGTTTTCATTTCATGGGAAAGCTCGTTTCCCGTGCCACTCGATCCAGTTGTGTTGATTACATCATCAAATAACCGAAGGTTTAATTTAATTGCTGTTTCCATCATATCCTCCTAATCTCTGAATGTGATGATCTCCCCTCTGGCTGCTCGACGGGCATATTCCTGGCGCTCTTCCTTGGTCATCTTCGCCGGATCCTTTACGGTCTGCGCTGCCGGTCGGCTTGACATTCCATTTTCAGCCGGGCGCATCTGCCCGCTCCGGGCTGCTGCCGCCTGCTGTTTGGTTGCCGCCTTGGCTGTCTGCTGCATCAGTGCCGGAAGAATCTCATCGTGATGGAGTGTTTCGTAAATTGTACGCATGTCAATTCCCGCACCCATCAGGTCAAGAAAACGCTTGTCCTGGATCTCGCTCTGCAGATCGAACTGCGGATACATCCGTTTCAGTTCTTCTGCTTCCCGATCCCACTTCTGGAACACCGCATCTTTCTGGTTCTTCCGCTCAGCTTCCTCTCTGGCTTTATGTAAGGCTTCATTCTCCGCCTCCAGCTTCACCATTTTCTTATAGCTGTCTACTGTCATGCCCTGATCCGCAGCGGCTTCTTCCCAGAATACATCGTCACTTTCCAGAGCTTCGCGAATATCGCCCATCTTGTCTGTAGATATGCCATATTTTTTTGCAACCAGCCCGATAACATCGTTCTGCTGCTGAAGCTGCTGTTGAAGCTGTTTCACCTCACCGACGCGCTCCTTGATTGCCTTTTGCATTCTCGCATCGAACAGATCGCGGAAGTCGCCGTTAATCATGTCATTAAATGCCTTTTCACGTTCTTCCGGCGTCTGTTCTGCCTTCTGCCCCTCGGTTGTCTCTGGGGCTGCTGCCTCCGCTCCGGTCGCCGCGCTGCCTTCTCCGCCGCCTTCTCCGTCAAACATTCTCAGGTTCAATCTTCTCATTTTCCCATTTCCTTTCTACCGTCTTTCCGGCGTGTCTATCTACCGTCTTCCCGGCGTGCCAGTTGTCTCTCCAACGTCTCCTACCGTCTTTCCGGCGTGTCATCCGTCTCTCCGGTGTCTCCTGCCGTCTCTCCGGCGTGCCTATGCTTATATTTTTACATAATCAAAACTCAAAATCTCCCACTAGGTCAAACTGCTCCGGATACCTTGATTTTAAAAGGCAAAAGCCGGTTTTTGTGAATTTCAAAAGATTCTCAATTTCTTCCGAATTTTCATTATCTGGATAAAACCTGACTGCTATATGTCCGTCTCGGCTTTCTGTCCGCACATTGGCATCCATCCGCCACAAACACTCGAGTAAGGTCTGCCCCAGCATCGACACCGCTGCACAAAGGATATTCCCCTCATCCGGGTTCACTTTCTCCGTGTGTCCGTCGATAATGAAATCAATCACTTCATTTTCCCGTCGTTCAATTACTTTCGTCATTATTCTGCTCCCTTCGGCGTCGCCGCCTTCGCTGCGCGTTCCCGTGCTTTCCCGGCGGTCGAACTGGCTGCTTCCCTAGTTGCATTCCCCATCGCATCAAGCTGGGCAGATTTGCTGCTGCCACCGGGCACGATCGGCTGCTCCCCCGGTCCCATTGCTCCCACTGCGTCTAACAGGCGCGTATCGCCGGTACTCTGGGCGATCACTGCTGCCATCTGGCTCATAGTCTGCTGCATCTGTTGCATCTGTTGGTATAATGTTCCGTTCTGTGCAATCTTCTGCATGACCTCCTCTTTACCATCGAACATCATCATATCGAGGCACGCGAGTGCCTGATCGGCAAGCTGCGGATTGAAGAATCCGAGGTTATACATCTCTTTTGCCAGCTCGTTTTGTGAGATTTTCGTGAACGGGCTGGCTTTCTGGGCGGTTACCGTAACATCATAGACCGGTTTGCGCTGTGCCATCATGCCCGTGAAGTCAATACCAATATCCTGCGGCTGCATACCGCTATTGTCAAACGTGACAAACTCCTCCGATCCAGTTTTATTGGTGATCCGGAACACACGCGGGGATGTATAAAACTGCCGGATAAGTTCCAGAACCATGTAGATCACCGCCTGATGTGCCTGAAAAGAGCCGTCAATCATATCCCGCGCCAGCTTACTGCCCGCCTCCTGCAGTGCTGCGATCGCCGATGCCGCCGTGACGCCCGAGGTCGTTGCTCCTTGAGAGAAGTCTCTGTTTCCTGATGTTTCTTTCAATTCATCAATCTTACCTAGATATACCTGCCAATAAATAGAGGACAACGGTGCCACCTTCAGCGGAAGAAGATCACTACACGAACCATTGTAGTGGACTATATCCCGCGAAAGGTCTGTAAACTCCTCTTCATTGAACCCTGCGCCATCTTTGCAGGCGTACCGCGGACGGGAACCAGCGAGGGAGTTCTGCAAAATTGACTGCCCTAATTTATCGATGTATTCCTGGCAGCCTTTCATAATATCCAGGTAACCGAATCCATAGGGGCTGTTTTCGATCGGGAACATCATATCAAACACGAACGGATACATTCCGTGCTGGTACCATCCATCTCGCATTTTGGGGTCGTTCTCCGATGCATAGAGTACAATCCCATTGCAGATCTTGCAGTAATGCAAAACCGTCTTTGTGACCGGCATCCCGCCAGATTCTCCTGTTACGATTTTTTTGTAATACCAGTCTACTATCAAGGTCTTTCCGGTGTTGTCCACATAATCATCTGTCAGATAGTCCTCTACACTGATAAGAGTATCCTGGAGCTTCCCCTGCATCTGTGGATAAGACTGTTCGATCAGGTCGTTGTCCATCACATTGAGATAGAACAGATTTCGGGAGTCTTGAATATTGTCAATTCCCGGCTCCCAGTACATTTTGAGCGGGTCGCAGCGCCGGATCGATATATCTCCCAGACCGTTCTCCTTCTGTGAATCCCAAAAGATTCCATAGATTCCGGTTCCCATTTTTATCTTCTGCCAGACTGCACTTGAATAAACCGACTTGTATTCGTTTCTATCCACGATGTACGGGACAATTTCCGACAGCAGTTTCGCGGTTTCCTTGTCCGACTCTTCCCGTGGCAGGATATTCGCCTCCGGGTAATTGTCCATGAAATCCGCGTGTTTATTCATCAGGGAGTTGATAAGCCAGGCGCTTGCCGGTTTGATCGCCTCTTTATTGGTGTTTTTCTTATCAAACCGTTCCCAATGACGCATACGCCACCACTCTTCATTATCAATCAGCCTCTGATTCAAGGTTTTCTTGCCCTGCTTATATTTTTCAAGGATTGCAAGCGCTTTCCGTGCCTCCTCCTCGCCTATTTTAGTTTCTCTATTTTCTTCCATGATTCCCTCCTATACTCTCAATACAAGACGTTTCTGTTTGTACAGATCCAGCGGATCCTCCTGCGGTATTTCCTGGATGATGCTCTGACGCGGGGCGATCGGGTGCTCCATAAGGACATAACGACACTCATCATAGATATGATCCTCCTGGGTCGTGTCTATATCCTCTACGTTATGCTCGTCATATACCAGTGCCGGAATCGTGCGGATGAAGTCCTTGCAGGTATCAAACACGTAAAACATCGCCCGACCATTTGAGTCGAACGCAAGTCGATAGTGATACTGCATTTTACCGGCGAGGCGGGTGTTATCGCCCGGGGACCAGTAGATTCCTTCTCGTTCCATCATTTCCGCGATCGATTCGCCGCGTGACCTATCATAGATAGACGGATCCGCTATCCCGATGATTTTGCGTCCTTTTAACATCGGATCCGCCTGCTCCACCTCGCGGATCTGTCTGGCTATCTCGTTCGGCGCTATCTTGACGCCTACATTCGGCTCTCCCGTGCAGCCGTACATTTCTTTGATGCGGTAGATGCATCCATCATGATCCACGGCATGCCAGCCGACTGAATACGGTTTTGCATAACCAAAGTCAAAGCCCCGGTATATCGCCCAATCTGCGGGGATTCGAAACGGTTTAATGACGTGTGTGTATTGCTGGGTTTCATACCCCATCGGATTATCCCGGAACTCCTCAAATACCTGTCCCGAAAAGCTGTCCCAATCGCCATATAGCAAGGCCTCACGCTCTGCCTTCGGAAGTGATGCAAGCGCCGCCAGATAGTTCGGGTTATTTGCCAGAAGCTCCTGATTGTCAAATACCGTTGACGGAACGAAGCAGGAAGTTCTATACAGTCTTTTCTTCCTGCCGTCCACGTTCAATATCTCATACTCATGCACAACCGTCTTATATGGCGCTGCTGCCTTCACAAAATGCTGTTTTACCCATCCATGGCCAATACCTCCGGGGTTAGCCGTACAGCGCATATATACGCGCGTTCCAGAGCCTGACGGGCGGTTACGAGATACCATGTAGGAGTATTCATCCCATGTAAAGTGTGTCAACTCATCAAATCCAATGAAATCATATTGTTTACCCTGGTAATTTTTCCTATCCTTTACGTGCTGCATCGAACCAAAATATATTTTTGCTCCGCTTTGAAACTTCCAGACGTGCCCCGTCTCGTTATACCTGGCTTTTCTGTATGCCGGTTGATAAACATCGCGTGAGCGGTCTATCAGTGCCGTGAGCTGCGGATAGGTCTTTCTGAATATGATCGCCCGATAATGGGGGATGTGTACCTGGCGCAGAGCTTCCGCCAGAAGAAAATCAGACTTCCCGCCGCCTGCTGCCCCGCCGTATAGAGCTTCATCCTCCCCTCTGCTCATCATCAGCGCCTGTTTCGGCTGCGGCTGCCAGATCACTCTTCTGCTTTTTGTATCGTTCAATTTCCTCTTTCACTCCTTCCACATCCGCCGGCGCCAGCATGATCACGCCGCTTTCCTCGGTCTCTTCTTGCTCCTCCTGGATATTCTGGCGCTCTCTCCAGTCTTCCCTGGCGCGGTTCGTCAGCCAGAAGATGATCGCCTTGGTATCTGGGGGGATATAGACCTCATCCTCTCCCACTTCCAGATGCTCCTCTTCTTTGATTTTCCGACCGGCATCGTTATATTCAATCTTCCGGACCTTGAAAGTTTTCTTTAGCTGGACTTTGTGGCCGATGCATTTCAAATACAGGGCATTTTCCACCTCTGTGTCTGCGATTTCCTTGCTTTTTTTTAATGTGTCCGCAATGACCGGATATTTTTTTCTCCACTCATTCAGCGTGGACCTTGAAATCCCTATATTTTTCGCGATCTGCTCATCACTCAGGCCCTTCCTGGCCCATCCGGACAGCAAAGTCCTTTTGTCCGGATCATTTACCCATTCCTGATATTTGGCCCTTGCCATCCTAAACGACCTCCTTTCCGTTCTATTTTGACAGAATTTTTCGAGATTTTCTCCCATCCAAAGGGGCTGTAAAAAAAGAATAGTCCCGAAAAAAGAAAGACCAAGAGTTTGTAATGAACTCAAGGTTTTTTCACATGCCCTTAATAAACAGATAAAATTACATGAAAATAGACACACAGCATTTTGTGTGCCTATAAAACATTGTTGATGTACTTCTGCGGATCCGTTCGTCCTGGAAAAAGCACAAAAAGGGATCCCCGATTTGGGGACCCTTTGAATTTTTTGAATTGTTTAGACAATATATTCAATATAGTATTTGATTCTGTTGCTATATGATTTCGACTCCTAATTTTTCAGCTGCTGTTAATGCGACCTGCTCGAATGTATCGCCATCCGCATTTTTCCATTCCTCGGCCATTCCGGCAGCTTCGCACAGCTCCGCTAGCTGGTCCATATCCCATGTATCGGATTTTTTAATTTGTCTTGCTAATTCCTCGATTTCTGCTCTCATTGTTGCGGTCATTTTAATCTCCTCCTGTGTATTAATGTTGCTTTTTGTCTTAAAACTTGCTATTTCTATTTAGATGATGAATTTTGCTTACTATACATTGATAACTTTCCCATGCCGTCGTATAGTTAAATAGCGAGCTGACAAATGCCAAAACAACTCTGTCTGCGCTTAATTCTAAAAAGCATATTGTCAGCACCAGAAACACGACTGTAAATCTGAGTAAATCTCTTATTCAAGGAGACTACGTCGATGTTAAAACCACTTTTACATCTGTAGACGGTATCATTCCTATTCCGGTGCTTAAAGCTACAGGATGGTTTTGCGGTGGTGTCGAAATTCAAAATATTACAGCAACATCAATGACTGTAAGGTTTTTAAATTCTAATCAAACTACGCAGGACGGCGGTTACGCAAACTACACTCTTCTTTTTATAAAGTAAATGGTGATACAACAGCAATAAATAATACTGTAACCAGTCAACGATTAGTTAGGAACTTATCAGAAATAAATGATAACGCTGGATTCCAAGTTAGAACTACTGATAATACATATAATGTGAATTATTTGCTTTCAAATGGGATCTATACCACCCCAAAAACAAGTTTGAATATGCCGTTTGAGGGATATTGGATACTGCTAGTTTTTAATGCTTCTAAAAAAGAATCAAATCATAGTGGTGCCTGGATTTTTCAAATTGCAATTTCGACGGATTCAAATAATAAGGCATTGTACTTTCGACGGAATATCAATTATAAAGAATCCGGTTGGGAAACTTGGAGAACAATATCAGCAACATGAACATTTAATGAAGCAATAACAGATATTCAGTTGACACTCGAAAATGAAACCAACCGAAATATTAAAATTATCGCTGAAGGTCATCTTGATTTGAGCCGGAAGCTCGATGATGCTCTAAAAGTTGATACAGAAAAGGAGATGCTTCTGATTCGGGTTAATCGTTTAGAGAATGAGGTCAGACGATTAAAGGAACGCATTTCAGAAATCGCATAATTTCAAAAAAGCGCCAGGCATCCCCGGCGCTTTTTCTTTATTCCGTTTTTTCAACAACCTCAATGATCCACTTCTCGGTTTCTGGCTCAAATTTTGCCCGTACATCTCTGTCGTCAGCTGCTGCCAACGTCGCATCCAATTCGACCCTGCCATACTGTTTAACGATAGCTTCCAGGACCACGCGCGCTCCTTTTGCCTGTGCCTCCCAGAACGCTATCGCCCGATCTCTTCCAGCGATGCTTTGTTTCAGCATTTTTATCTGCATTTCTTTTCTTTCAATCTCTCTTTTCTGTTTCTGGACAATTCCCACGCTTCTGCCTCCTCATATTTTTTATAGATTTTTTTATAATAAGGGCAATTCTGGTATTCATCTTCGCAGAACAGCCCCATCCAGTCTGCTCGCTCTCTGATAGATTTGAACGACAGCATATTTTTGACATCAAAGCCTAAATTATTCTCTATGTTTTCACAGGTGATCGTGATTGCCTGCCTCAGCTTTTCCCGCTTTTTTGATAAATAAAACGGGCACTGAATCTTTGCCTCGTCGTTCAATTTCCCTATCCTCCTGCTGCCGACTCCTGCTCCATTGGCAGGCACCAGCCGATTATTTTTTATGCTGCTCCGTAGCGCCGATCTGCGTCTCTCACGGCTTCTGTGCCGATCTGGGCGTAGCACTGCAGTGTGGTATCCACCTTGGCATGACCCAGCTTTTCCTTGACCATCTCGACCGGCGCCCCTCGATTAATCATGTCAGTTCCGCAAGTACGGCGGAATGTATGCGGCGATATCTTGAGGCCATGAAGGCGCTCATCGCGGCTCTGAATATCTTTCAGGATGTACTGGATTCCTGCTATGCTCAAACGCTCATAGGGTGCTTTAACTCCCACCAGCAATGCCGGATTGCTGTCTTTGCGCTCATTTAGATAGCCCCGGATATGAAGAGAAGCCTGGGGAGAAAAATATATTTCTCGTTCCTTCCGTCCTTTTCCGTAGATCCGAGCGCGGCGGTTGACAAAATCCATATCCTCAATGTTGAGCTGCACAATCTCCGACACGCGGCCGCCGGAGGAATAGAGCAGATCCAGCACCGCAAGCTCCCGCTCTGTCCGGCAGACGCAGCGCATGATCTCCCTCTGCTCTGCCGTGAGGATCGGCTGCATCCGATATTCTTCTTTTGTCGTCTTGATATTTTTCAGAGGATTATCTCGCATCTCTTTATTCTCATGCGCCCAGGTAAAGAATGATTTCAGTGAGCGAATCTTGCTGTTGTATGTCTTGTCTTTCCATTTCCTTACCACTTTACCGAATGCAAGGTAATTTTTTACGTGATATTCCTGCATTTCCAGAGGGCTCAGTCCCACATAGATGATAAGCTGCTTCAATTCGTGGCTGTACTGCCGGATCGTCGCTGTCGTCAGTCCCCGAAGAAGTAGATCCTGCTGCCAGAGCCGAATCAATTCATGCATTCGATCCGAGTTTTCACTAACTGCTGTTTGATTTTCATTTCGCAAAAAACTATAATCAGCCAGGTTCATGTACATAACCAGCTGTACATCTTTCAGTGCTCCCTCCTTGATGTACTCCTGCATCTGCGTGAGCATAATGTTGATTAATGCGCTTGCTGATACCATAGTTTTCCCCCTCTCTTGTTTTTTTCAAAGGGATTGTCTATAATAAACATATACCTCTTTTTTTGAGGAGCGAGTCCTCACATAAGCCGCTCCTCTTTTTTCTTTTACGCATCTTCCATGTGATATTTTATTCCGTATTTCTGGTAAACTTCTTCCACATAGTTTCTGATATCCGCATTTTCGTCTGCGAATATATCGTTCGTCTCTTTGATTACCGCCTGGGAGAATTTCAAAATTCTGGAATTTTTGTTCTCTTCCTCATTCAGCGGATATGGTTTCCACTTAAATTTTTCACAAAGAACTTTGACCGGAATCGCCAGAAGCAAACTGAGAACATTCAGCACAACCTCATCATCTTCTCCCGAAAGCATTTCCTCTCGACGTTTCCACTCTTCTTTTACTTCCTGCATGATTTTGTCCCGAATCTGCTCTTTTTTTGATTCGACCGCTCTTTTCTCGATTTCTCGGATTTCCTTTGCCGTCAGCTGATAGCGTACCTCTGCCGCCTCCTGCTGCCGTGCAGATCTTCTTCTCTCTGCTCGTGTCATGATTTAGCCCCTTTTCCAGTCTCTCCGGAGATCCTGCATGGTCGGGTATCCGTATGCCCGCCCATTCTCCGGCTCTACTATGTAACCATAGATATCGTCTTTCTGGATGCTTATTTGCTGCGCTTCTTTTTTAATTTCTTTCCGGTCTCCCACATAGACCGCGCACAGGTAAATGCGTCCTCGTTCAGTTTCTTTCATTCCCGCAGCCTCTCGGAATCATTTTCCAGGCAATGACCTCCACCCGCGGACAACTTAAATCTTCTTTTCCTTCGTAATCCTCTGGAATCAGTTCATAACAAAAGCTGTCGCATTCCATGTCGATGTGCCACCATCCCTCTTCATTTCGCTTTGCAAGGGTAACATAGCGCACTTCCGGATGATCCGTTTTCTCGTCATCCGGAACATTCTCTTTGTAGTCGCTGATCCAGCGGTGACGTTTTACTGTTGCCAGAACCCACGTTTCCAGCTCCGGCAGTTTTTCACATACAGGAATCCATTCATCCTTGCTTTGTTCAGCTTTCAATTCTCGATGCAAAGAGATCGTTCTCTCCACCATTTTCCGGGCAGTCTCTTCAAATCCCCGGATCTCTTCCGGAGTCTTTCCGGTATTTTCGTATTCCGCCAGGCGGGCGATCAGCGTCCCTTTTTTCTCCGCCGACCAATACCCCTCCTTGATTTCATTCACTCGCTCATGTGTTAATCGTTCCATTTTTCACCCTTCTTTCATTCAGGTACTCTTTACATTTTCGATATACTTCCGGATCAAACTTTTTCCGCTCATGCTCATACGCGCTGTATTCTGCCGGGCTGCATCCGGCTATTTGCGACATCTGCATCATCGTGAGCCCTACATCTCTCCGCAGCGCTGCTATCTCTCCCGCATACATTCCAAGCCGACCGTTATCTTCCTGGATCTGCATCATCTTCTGAACTTCTTTAGACTCCGCACACCGAAGCATCTGATTTACAGCGCAGGCTTCGTTTTCACAATCATAAAAGCATCCGTGCTTTCCCCTCGGACCGTCATAAAACCCTACTACAAATTTTGTCGGTTCTTTACAGCCAACACACCTCGCATTTACAGACATTTTAAGCAGTTCCTCCTCCATCATCTTCTCCTTTTTCCAAGCTTCTTCTATTGTCCAGATATTTGCTGACTGATACCTCATACGCTACGCGCTTCTCGCATTCCGTTTCGCTCAGTTTTTTCATATACTCGCGGCTCTGTATACGCCCCTCAACACACACATGACTTCCCACATCAAAACCGGATGCATAGCGGGCATTTCTGCCCCATACGATACACGGTATATAATCTGTTTTTCTGCATAATCGATTAACCGCCAGAAGCATATCTGCGATTTCTCTTCCCAGCGGTGTCTGGCGATAGATAGGTTTCTTACAGATGTATCCATCCAGGAAGATCTGATTCGTTCCAGTGTATCCAGCAGGCTCTTCCAGGAGTCGAACTTCCTGCGCGAACACGAACAGTATCAAATGGCTTTTTTCTCCGTCGTGGCGGTTGTAGGAACGAAACTGTCCAAGCACCTCCATCGTCGTGCCGCGATAATCTTTAGATATATCCATAAGTCTCTCTGAGATTGAGATTGGGATCACATCCACCTGTCCGCTCAAACGAGTGACAGACAAACTTACGAAATAGAATTTCTCTCCAAACACTTCATGGTTGAATGTAAATTCCGATACTACCTCTCCAATCAGGCGTACTTTGTTAGTTTCGTTTTTTTCTGGCATAGTGTTTTATCTCCTTTTTCTTGTTCGCAAGCTCTTCTAAAAGTCTATCCGTACTACAACCAATATAATTAGTACTGAATGTCCAATATTTATAGCAACCAGGGTACCACCCATCTGGATATACACGAATATCCAAGCAACCATTAATGTGTCCATTAAACGCAAAGAACGCCGTAGGCTTGTTTCCTGTAACACTCTGTTCTCTTGCATGCGTGGTATTGATCTCCAACACCATCTCCAGCGCCTCATGAATCTTCTTCCGGCGCATCTTCTCAATTTTCTTTGCCAGTCTCTTCTTCACCGGAATCCTCCTCCCGTGCTGCTTCCTCAGCTGTGTGAAATAACTTTTTCATTGTCCTTCACTCCTTAACTTTTGAATAGCATTCATAAAATTGGCTGTATTTTTAGCCATTTTCTCAACATTTTCAGGCTTTTTAAGTTCTTCAATAGTCTCACGGAATGCCTGCTTTATTTCGGGATTTTCTCTGAATATCTTTTTCACATTTTTTCTTGAACATTCAAGGCAAATATCAGTACTCCAATGTGGTTTGAGTTCTTTTCCGCACTGTCTGCATTTCATGCTCACACCTCCGCATATAAAATCTTCATTAGGTTAAATTTTGGATTTAAAATTCAAACCTATATTTCTGCTTTATGCCAGGGTATTTCTGATGATCTACCTCGCTAAAAAACAGATCATACGGTCGTGCAAATATGTCCCCCTTTTTCACAGGTAACCCTATTGACTCGCCATCGTACAAAGCCTTGTATAACACCAGTTTTTCTTTTGTTTCCGTATGCTCTGCGACTCCCAAAAACTCATATGTAAACAAAGCTCCATTTTCTTCGATCTGCTCTTTTGTAAGCATCTCTCTTTTAAAATGTCTTATGACATCGCCTTTCTTAAATCTCATCTTCCACTCCTCAACATACAAAACAATAATTCGACCATCGACCGTTTCCGGCGACCGTCAAATCATTTAATGCATCTGTTCCTGCTGCCATCCCGAAAATACTGCGCCAACTTCACAAGCGTGGTACTTCCTCCTTCCTTGAACGTGACAACATGGCGATAGATCTTGTCTATGTGCTTCATCCGGATCACGCCAGTTGTTTCTTCTCCCTTTTTCGGGACGCAATCATAAACCCGGATTCGGAAATTCGGTCTGATATAGTGGCCGATTCTTCTTAATTCCCCGAATGTAATCGGTCCTTTATCCTCTTTAACCTGTACAACATGATCCCACTGTTTCTTGTCATACCACATAAATTCTTTGTCTATCACAGCGCTTTCCACCATTCCCTCGACTTTTGCCCGGCGCATCCGCTCCCGGATCTGCTCTGGGCTGAATCCCGTCATTTCAACGAGTTCGGGGGTTGTCTTGGGTCCATCTTTTAATTTACTGATGATAATATCTCTCATTTCTGCAGCTCTCACAGCCGCCTCCTTTCCGGCTCCGGTGGAGTTCCGGAGCCTCGCTCTATAGACCAATGGCATATTCGGTAATATATAACTGCCACATAGAGGTTTATTTCTGTATATCTTTCAAAAACTCTACCAGCTCGCTTTCGCTGTCCGGATATTTAGTATAGTTTTCGTGACGGCTCCATTTCGGACTCCCGTCCGTCCTTCTGACCGGCTCCGGACCGCCTACCAGATGATAATACCGGCTGATACGCTTTTCTGTCTTTCTGAGGGTGGTAAGTGTGTCCTCGTATTCCTCGACAATCAATTTCGCGCCGTTATCAAAATCATACTTGTAGTAAACTGCGCCGATATGCTTGTCTGCGTACCAGACTCCCCAGGAGCGATAGTCTGCCAGCCATTCCTTCCGCTGGGTGTTATTCTTCATGGGCGGTAGTGGGATCTGTTCCTTCGGCTCTTCTGCTGCCCTCTCCCCCGTCAGCGCCCGGATCGCCTGTTCAAATGCCTGCACTTTCAGCGCCCTCGCTCTCACATCATTCACATTGCTACCGCTCGCTTTCCGGAACATTTCCAGGAAGTATTTTTCTTTCTTACAACATGCCTGAAGCAGTTCCAAATCGCTTTTTACTTCCTCCTGCTGCGCGCTTTTCTCACAAACAGGCAGAACCGCTTCCTTTCCCGGTCCCGCACTTTCCCCGCAGGCTCTTTTTCTCACATATTCCGCAACCGAAGTGCGTTTTCCTTCTGTTTTCTTCATTTTTACCCCTTTATATGTAAATTGTGTAATATAGTGTGCTCTGCAGATCCGCATACGCATAGGTCGGTATCGCGTCCGGAAGAAGAGGGGCATCCAGTCCCTTTTCTCTCCAATTCCTATGACGGATTTCCGGAATACACCGGAATGAATGTACTTCCTGCTTCATGATTTTTGATAAATCCCCTTTGTGATACTGCATCGTACCGAGATATCCGACATAAACATCACTGCCATCATTGATGATCCGGATCATATCCGGATTACTTAATACCTTTAACAAATCATCCACCGTCATATCCACTGTACCCCCAAAAGATCTAATGTTTTATTCGTGTTTTCGGCATTTTCCTCTGTGTAAAACCTGCCAAATTCCTGTCTGAACAGCTCCCGGCTGTATTTTGATTCAAAAAGCCGTTCCGCTTCCTGCTTCAAGCAAATATCTAATTCATGATTTCCGCCATGCACCCCCGTCTTCGCCCATCGATGGCAGCCAGGGCAGAGATGCACTTTTAAACCATAGTGTTCGGACTTTTTTCTGGCACGGATTCCATAAAAAATATGATGCACTTCCAGGTTCCGCGTATCGCCGCAATTCCAGCACTCGCACGCTCCTACTGGTTCCATTATGCTTTTTGACATACAAACCTCCTTCCGTGCGGTGTCATGAGCTCATAGAGCTGCTGCCACTGCTCCGCATTCCGTATCGTATTCCCCTTAGCGTTTTTCCAACTATGCTGCTGCCAGGTGTTGACCCATCCGTTCGACCAGGCTGCTGCCAGGGCATCGTCTTCGGTATAGATTGTTAAAACGCATGGGTTCCGAAGAATGCCGAGGGCGTCAATCAGCGCCTGCAGCGTATTGCTTGATTTCGTGGCGCTGCGCTCCCTGGCAATCTCTTTTCGATGAGTCTTCCCCTTGGCATCGTCAAATTCCAGTGACGCCCAGTATTTACTGGCATTTCCGCCAATTTTTACGGTTACCTCATACATCTTATCCCTCCGCTGCGTCCTGAATCGTCTTGCTGCGCTGGATCTTGATACTGCCTTTTTTTGTCAACGCGATGGTTCCCACGGTTCCATCATTCATTTTTACCGTTACCTTATCCAGTCCTCCGGACAAGATCATATTCGCCGACGTCAGCATAAAATTCAGACACTTATCATTAGCAAAGATTCTTTCTGTTTTCTTACGAACCTTCTCCGCACGTTTCCGCTGCACCTGCCAGTTCTTTGCTTCCTCGCAGGTGCATCTCTCCGTCGCTGCTTCGTTTAACTGCTCCGTACCGAGTCCGACATTCGCAAACATGTACGTCTGACCGCAAAAGATACATGCGCCCATTTCTTCTTTAACACCCTCCGGCAGTTCCCGTTTTTCTTCCATGCTCTTTTTCCTCCATTGCTTTTTTATATTTTTTCCGGATCTCTGCTTTCCGCATCGATCCTAATCCTTTGATATCAATTGCCTTTTCCAGTGATTCCCTGGCATCCAGCAGTGCCTCTTTGCGGATCGCCTCTTTCTCCAGCTCTCCGGAAACCTCTTCCAGGTAGTCCTGCAATTCCCCGCGGCTCATCCGCTTAATCAGGCGGTACTCCTCTCGATTCAGGTGCATATTTCCTTGGCTTTATCCAGCCCTCTCCTTTCCCGGCAGTGATGCGGACCATCGTATAATACCGGTACGGATAGCCCAGGACATTAATTCCGGTCACGATATCGCCGCGCCGGATCATATACCCAGCAGGCGGCACCGGTTCTTTCTTCCAGGTGTTCGCTTTGATAACCTTGGTTTTAACTACCGGCTTTTTCAGGTTCCGGCTGCATGAATACGCCAGCTTGTTGGGGTTGTCCTTTTTCCGAAAGCTCTTCTGAGTTTCTTTGATGAGATACGCCGCCAGCTCTTTCACTTCTCCTGCCTCGTAGATGGGTGTGAAATGTGTTCCTCCATACGGCCACAGCTTTTTGATGATCCGGATCGTGTCTCCAATCTCATTGACGATCAAATGATGGTGGATGGCAGCCCGCTCATATTCGGTTACTATGATGTAATGGAGCGGTTCCCCTCTTTTCTGGTACGCTTTTCTCAGGTTCCGGAGAAGTGTTCGGAGAATCTTCTTCGCCTGTTCCGGTGTCGGTCTCTCATCCTTCCGGTAAGTCAGGACTGCGTGATAATCTCCGAAATCAAAATTCGTGGCTATGATTCGGTAGAGCTTCTTAATGCGGCGGCGCTCATTCGCCTCTGCTATCTCTTCCCTGGTCGGCTCCTTCCTCGGTGCCCTCTTATATCCTCTCTTCCCATACCTATTCGAATGTACTTCTTCTACTTCGATGCAATACGGGAGATAACAGCTATTTCTCAAATACGACATTCTACACCCTGCCTAAGTTTAATGACTGTAACGAGTGACTAAACGGCGGCTAAACCCTTGTAAAACTTGACTTTCTCCGCCGTATGCCGTATACTGATCTTGTCACAGATTCGTATACGGTTTAGGGTCAGGTTTTTATGCCTGGCCCTTTTCCTTTTCCGGAATAATTCCCTGGCGGCGCTCCTCTTCCCACAGAAGGAACTCAACCAGTTCGTTTGCATGGATGTTTACCAGGCATTCCAGCATATCGCTTTTGTTCCAGTTGCTATGCGGATAGCTTCCATCCTTTTCCACGTGTTTCTGGTGCCAAGGAAGAAGTCTTTCAAGACGTTCCTCCTGTTCGTCTGTCGTTTTTACTATGATTGCAAGCCCTTGCATTTTTCTCCCTCCTCTTTGATTTTTTTCATATGAAGAGCGAATTTTTTAACAAATTCACGCCCCAGTTCGGTGCTGTACTCGTTCGGTACTGTATTTGCAAGGATGTTTGCTACTGCACCAGCAAATGTGTAGAGGAATTTTTCTTTATCTATTTCTCCTACGATGAACGCGTCCATATGGCTTCCCGGATCTTCCCAACTCAGTGCCGCTCCGAAGACGAGATCTCCTTCCTTGAAGTTTTCCTCTTTTTTGCTGCTAATTGTTATTTTGACCATTGTTTCCTCCTACTCTGTATATCCCAGCGGATCCGGTTTCTGGCATTTTCTTTTCTCGATATTGTGAACATATGTTTCGATTACCAGAAGTGCGATATGCTCCACAGTCATACTTCTCTGACCGATCAGTTCCTGTTTTCCGATTCTGTTTAGGATAATCGTCTCTGCTTTATTCAGGTCATCCGCCAGCTGCTCCAGCGCCGAATACACCTCATCGCTGACTTCAATCTGGATTTCCTTGTACTTTCCCATGAGTCCTCCTATAAAAATCTGTTTGATGTAACGACAAGCAGCGCGAAGACCGTCGCGATCAGCAGCACCGTCAGAACGAAGATCGTCTCATACAGCAATCCCTGAAATCTGAGATTCTCGTTCAGCTCCTCCGTTCTCCTTCTCAACTGCATTTCCAGGCGCGCTTCCCTTTTGGGGTTGTATACCTCGATTTCCCTTCTCATCCCGTTCTCCTTTCATTCTCTGGTATCCTGCTGCCGCCATGAAACGGTCAGACAGCAGAGCAGCTATTTCTTCTCGTTCTTCTTTTGTGAGGGTTTCAAAATCGCGGACAGTTCCATTGATTTCGATGTGATTTGTGATTGTCACACACCTCACTCCCTTCCGCGGATCACAGCATCCAGAAGCTCAACGATATCTTCTCCGGTATACACCCGTTCCGGATGCAGTTCTGCATCTCCCCCCATATATCCGAGTAAGAAATGCAGGCATCTTTCCAGCCGGTGGGCTTCTTTGTCGATGTCTTCCTCTTTTTTCAGGTTCCGCTCCGGAATGGCAGCGATGATCATTCTCACGTTTCCAGGTTCAAATTCTTTCTTCATGACGTTCCTCCTTTTTTATCTACTTTTTCGCTTAACGAGTTGCTTTGAACATCATTAATACAATCGATACCAGAAAAAGTATCAGCGGAAGTATGTACAGGGCGTATCCATATGTGAATACCATGTGATCCGCCCAAAATTCCATCTCAAATAATAGGTTTTCAATGCTCTCTTTGAATGTAAAGGGTCTATATCTCCTTAACTCTTTGCAGAGTTTCCGGATTCTCTTTCGATCCATCTCGTTTACTTCCTGGATATCCTTTATGATCTCTTCATATTCTCTCTGTTTTCTCACACTCGACCGCCTCCTCTCTATAATTTATGAATGGCCCAGGTTGTCAGCTTCCTCAATTTTTCGGCAAATGCTATGTCAGGAATTGTGGATGCGCTTGCTCTCTTTATCTCCTTAATGTTATACTTTCAGTACAGGCGTTTCCGCGCCGAGTGCCAAAGAAAGGAGCATCTCATGGATTCTATTGTTGTTAATGTGTCGGAATTGCTCTCTCGCCTCCAGGAAATCCAACGCGATGGAATGGATTATGTCGAGCTTTTCCTAATCGAAGCCGGCGACGATCTTCCTGCGTGCGTCAATCTCTCCGCTTGCGAAGCATCTGATACCGGAGCATGGACCGATTATGAGGAAATCGATGCACTTGAAATTGAAAGCCCTTGATTTTCCCATAAGTTCGGCGCTTTTCTAATTTCTTCCCCAGCCGTTCCCTGCGGCTGGGAATTTTCTAATTTGTAGGTAAATTTCGCGCCTTGCTTCTTTCTCTTTCTTCTGAGCCAAATCAACACCTTCCGAAGCTCTCTGATTTCTTCCAGTGTGAGGCTTCCTTCGATTTCTAATTTCATTTCCCACCTCCTACGATGCCTCCAGGTTGTCCGGATCCTTTTTGCTGAGGAGAGCTCTATCTCTCAGTGCTCCGGCGTAAACCACAACAACCTTCTTATCTTCTTCATCAAGCACATTCATCAGCTCCACTATTTTTTTCACATATTCTGTGTAATTCGATGTTGTTTTCATGAGATTCGCTCCTTTCGTTTGATTTGTTTTATTGATTTAATGATACAATACCATCATTTAGTGATTTAGTCAATAGTTTTTTGTTGATTTAATGATTTATTATTGACTGAGTGATTTTTTTGTGTTAGTATGCATTTAAAGGGAGGTGATATCCATTGGATGAACGTTTAAAGAAACTTCGAAAAAAACTCGATTTGACGCAAAGGGAATTTGCCGAAAAGCTTCATATCAAGCAGAATACCGTTGCTACTTATGAAATGGGGAGAATCATTCCCAGCGATTCAGTTGTTGCCGGAATTTGTCGAGAATTTAATGTAAATGAAGAATGGCTGCGAACCGGCACCGGGGAAATGTTTATAGAAGAAACTCCGGATGAGAAGTTCATGCGGATGGCCAAGGCTGTGGCGGCTGGTGATACCAGAGCTGACCGGATGATCCGGAAAACACTGATGTGCTTCTATGAAATGGATGATCTGGGAAAGGAAACGCTGATGAATTTTATTCAGAATCTTGCAGATTCCAGACAGGAAGGACCAGCCGACAAAGTGCCGGAAACTCCGGAAGAATTGGAAGGAAAATATCCGCCGGTAGATATCAAGGCAAAAACTTCTTGATAGCGCCCAGCCTCCCGGCTGGGGTTAAAGAATGTAGTAGATTTTTGTCTTAGAATTGAAACTCAAGTTATAATAAAGTGTTTTATTGCTGCGGTAATACAGCGCATACACGTTGCTATTATCGTATCTTATGTATTTAACAGACAGCAT